TAATGGATCAACTACATAACAAAAAACCCACCTAAAGGTGGGTCATTATTGCATGCAGATTAACCCATATAGTGGGTCATTATTGCATGCGGTTTAACATACATATTCGCTGGAGATGATTGAAGCGGATTTTCTGCCGTTTGACCTGAGCGATCAGAAAAAACGTATCCTCCATGGCGTGGAAAAGAATGCATGGCGCAGAGCGCGTGCCTATTACCTTTACAAGGAGCATCCAGGCAATGCCCACACGCTGGTAACGCGGCAGGATACCAAGCGTTTTGCTGCCGAGAAAATTATACATTTAAAAATAGCCAAGCGTATCAGCCAGACACGCGGTGTTTCCATCTTTGCCAGCGTGCTCACGCGTATGGAGGATATCAAAGATTACGAGCTTTCAGAGCGGCTGGCGGCAAAAGTGGCAGCAAGCATCTGCGCCTATGTTCGTAAATCACTCGATGGCCCTGCCTCTGGCGTACAGGTCGATAGTGCCGGAAATCGCCTGATGAAAATGCAGCCTGGTATGATTTTTGACAATCTTCTGCCAGGTGAAGAAGTCGGCATGATTGATAGCAACCGCCCCAACACCATGCTGGAGCAGTTCCGTAATTCACAATTGCGTGCGGTGGCAGCTGGTACTTCCACGGGCTACTCCTCCATTGCCAAAGATTATAACGGCACATACTCCGCCCAGCGTCAGGAGTTGGTGGAGCAATCGGTGCATTATGCGGTGCTGCGGGAATATTTCATTGAACGCTGTGTCCGCCCCATCTGGGAGCGGTTTGTGGATATGGCGGTGCTATCGGGTCAATTGCAAGTGCCGCAGAACGAGATTAACCCGCGCACGCTCAAAAAAGCAGGTTTCCAGGGACCAGTGATGCCGTGGATTGATCCGCAAAAAGAAGTAACTGCTGAAGAAAAGGCTGTCGCCGCCGGTTTTAAATCCCGCGCTCAGGTGATCCGTGAACGCGGTGGCAATCCGCAGGATACATTCGAGCAGATCAAGCAGGAACGCGAGCAGGAGAAAGAAGCCGGTATCAGCTTCAGCACCAGTAATGGCGGTAAGCAATTATCACTTTTTAACCAAAACGAAGGAGAACCCGATGCCAAAGAAAACGACAAAGAATCAGGAACTACTGACAAGGACGATTGACCTCACGCGAGAATCGATTGTTGATGAAGAGAGCCGCCTCGTGCGGCTTTCTTTTTCGTCGGAGGAACCTGTCACCCGCCAGAGCTTTTTCAGCGAGCCATGGATTGAGGTGCTGGGGCATGACAAGGATGAAGCAGACCTTGAACGCCTTAATAGCTCTGCGCCACTCCTTTATAACCATGACCGCTCAGAGCGCGACAATCGTATTGGCGTGGTGGAACGGGCGTGGATTGAAAAAGGTCGCGGCCATGCCGAAGTGCGCCTTTCCAAACGCGCCGAGGTGGAAGGCATCTGGCAGGATGTACGCGATGGAATCCTTCGCAATGTTTCTGTCGCCTACCGCATTAACGAGCGCAAACTCGAACAGGAAAACAAAGATACACCAGATCTTTATCGCGTGACCAGCTGGACACCGATGGAGATTTCACTGGTCGATATTCCCGCCGACTCCACTGTTGGAGTTGGTCGGAGTGAAGAAACCCAACCCCAACCTAACCAAGAGGAGACTGTTATGCCTAAAAAACTAAACGAAATGTCGGAGCGTAATGAGGATGTCGATATCGATTCCTTGCGTAAAACGGCAGAAGATGAAGGTGCTACCCGTGCGCTGGAGCTTGAAAAAGCACGCCGCACGGAGATTCGCACGCTCTTTGCCAATCACGATGATCACACGGAAGTGCGTGATGCCTGCCTTGATGATCATGAAATTGATATTAACGAGGCGCGTAAATTGCTGCTCGATGCTATCGGTAAAACTGAGCAACCGGCGGCAAGCGGTCAGCGCATTGAAATGGGCGAAACGGAGCTGGATAAATTCAGCCGTGCCGCCGAAGATGCTATTTCATTCCGCGCTGGTATTGCAGCAAAAGATGCTAAACCAACCGAACTGGTGGGTTACACGCTGCTGGAAATGGCGCGTAAATCTCTGGAACTACGTGGCATTCGTACCGAGCGTATGGATAAGCGTGAGTTGGTGGGGCGTGCCTTTACTCATTCTACCAGCGATTTTCCGAAGATTCTGGAAAACAATTCCCGCAAAGCGATGCTACGGGGCTATGAAGAATCGGAGGAAGTGTTTCCGCAATTCACCCGCGCTGGCAATTTATCAGACTTCAAACAGCATAACCGTGTTGGCTTAGGTACGTTTGATGCGCTGGACGAAATTCCTGAAAGCGGTGAATACAAGCATGGCACCTTTGGTGAACGCGCTGAGCCTATCCAGCTTGCCACTTACGGTAAAATGTTCAGCATTTCGCGTCAGGCAATCATCAACGATGATTTAAGTGCCTTTACCGAAATCCCGCGCAAAATGGGACGAGCTGCTGCGCGTACCGTCGGCGATCTGGTCTTTGCCGTGATTAATTCCAACCCAACCATGAGCGATGGCACGGCTTTATTCCATGCCGACCATAACAACCTGGCAAGTTCCGGTGCTGGCCCAACGGCTGCAACGGTGGGAGCTGGACGCACGGCAATGCGTACACAAAAGGATGGTCAGGCAACGCTTAATATCCGCCCGTCTTATCTGCTTGTGCCTGCCGCACTCGAAGATACGGCGCGGGTGCTGATGGTGTCTGAAACCGATCCGTCTCAGGCCAACAGCAAAAAGCCAAATCCGGTGCGTAATGCAGCGGAAGTGGTGGTGGATGCACGACTGGATGCGGCATCGCTTACAGCCTGGTATCTGGCGGCTGATGCCATCATCACTTCTATTTCTTACAACGCATCCTTTGACGGCATTGTGGAGGCTTCCTTTAGCTTCACCGGCACGGGTGCACTAACCGAATCAACCGTAGCATAAGGGAGAAAATTATGAGCGTTATTAACCGTGCAACAAAACATTATGCCGCACAGGAGCGGCTAATTATCTCCGTTCCTGAATGGGGCGATGAAGCTGGGCCGCTGGAAATCCATGTGTTCCCAATGACCATGGCGGAAGTCAATCTGATGCAGAAAATTGCCAGCAAAAAAGCTACCAATATAGAGCAAGCTGCCAATATCATCGTGGTGAAAGCCAAGGATAAGGATGGCAAACGCCTGTTTACCGTGACTGACCGCGATAAATTAATGCAGGAAGCCGACTATCGTGTGGTTTCACGCATTGCTGAAAAAATCGAAGAGCACTTCTTCGGTGATGTGGAAACCCAAAAGGGAAACTTAGGCGCGACCCAATCCGCCGCAACCAGTTAGCACTGGCTGTACGCCTCTGCCGTCCACTGGCTGAAATTGAAGCCATGGATGCGCGGCAATTTACAGAATGGGTCGCTTTTTTTGAACTTCAATCTGAGACTTTGAGCAAACAAAATGGCAAGATTCGCTGAAGCAAAATTTACCATTCGCGCCGTTAATAAAACGCAGAAAGCCTTCTCCCAAATCAATCAGGGTGTGGGTGATATGGATCGGCGTTTTAGTAAAATGGGACGTGGATTGCAGCGTATTGGTGGCTTGATGGCCACTGCCTTTGTTGGCAGGCAGGTGGTGGATACGATTACTAAGTTTGAGAAGCTGGAAGCCAGCTTGCGTACCATCACCGGCTCTGCTGAGAAAGCCAGCCTTGCATTTGGCTTTATTCAGGAATTTGCTGCCACAACACCGTTTCAGTTGGAGGAAGTGACCGATGCTTTTATCAAGCTAAAAGCGTTGGGGTTAACACCATCTGCTGAGGCATTAACATCTTATGGCAATACCGCCACGGCGATGGGCAAAAGCCTTAACCAGATGATTGAAGCGGTAGCAGATGCTGCCACAGGTGAGTTTGAACGCTTGAAGGAATTTGGTATCAAATCCAAAAGTCAGGGCGATCAGGTGACTTTTACCTTTCAGGGCATCAGCACAACGGTGGGTAAAAACGCTAAGGAAATAGAGGCATACCTACAAGGCATCGGCAATGTACAGTTTGCCGGAGCGATGCAGGAGCAATCAAAAACCCTGAATGTTGCACTTTCCAATATGGGGGATGCATTTTCTAAGCTGGTGAAAGCCATTGGTGATGCTGGGCTGACAGATATTTTAACTGCGGTGGCTAACGCCATTAAATGGGTGGCTGAACAAATTACCAATTCCATTGAGCCGTTTAAGCTGGGATTTAAAGCCATCATTGCTGAGGTGGTAAAGTTCGGACGGCTGTTTATTGCGGTATTTGAAGGTGTCGGCAATGCTTTCAATGCCTTCGGGGACGCCATTTCCGCTCGTTTTGAAGCGTTAGGCAAAGACCTCGCGGCTTTCATTGAAAATCCGCTGGGCGGTGTTTCGTTCGAGAATACCCGTGCCGCGCTGGAAACTGGCTTGCTCGATGCGATGGGCAATGCCTTCGATAAGGCACTGGCGGAGGCAAAGCAGTTCAATGAAGCGATTGATGCAGAAATTCAGGATGCCGCTTTCAAAATTATTGAAGCGCAGCAGAAGAAAAATGCCTCGCTCGATAGCTTATTTGAGGAAACCGCTACACCGGAAAACACGGAAGAAACCAATAAGCAGACGGAGAAATTTACCAAGCTACAGCGCGAGGCGCAGCGTATCATTGATGCCACTCGTACCCCGCTGGAGAACTACAACAAAGAAATGGAGATGCTTAATAAGCTGCTGAAGGAAGGCCATATCAATCAGGAAACCTTCGGCAGGGCTACAGAGCAAGCGCAGGAAAAGCTCAAAAAATCCTCTGAAAAAGTCGGCGATGTTATCGAGGGTGAATTTGCTGACCTTGGCAAAACCATGGAAGGCACGATTGCCGATTCACTGGATGGCATCAATGGCCGCTTTGATAGCTTTGGTGATTTTGCCAAAGGCTTTCTGTCTGACCTGAACCGCTCATTGCTGCAATTTGCGCTAAAGGATTTAGGCATTACTGGCGAAGGTGGCATGATTGGCAACCTGTTCGGCTCTATCGGCGGTCTGTTTAAAGGCGGCGGTGGTGGATCAGGAATAGGTGGTCTTATTTCGACTGCAGCAAGCATGTTCGGTGGATTCTTTGCTGACGGAGGCAAACTGAAGCCTGGTCAATTCGGTGTGGTGGGTGAGCGTGGGCCTGAGCTGGCATTTGCTGGCAGCTCGCCACTTAATATCATGCCAAATGGCGTAGGCGCAGCACCCGTTACCGTCAATATGAACATTCAAACACCTGATGTTCAGGGATTCAGGCAAAGCCAAAGCCAGATTGCAGCTGATATGGCCAGAACCATTGAGAGGGCAAGGAGGAATTTATGACTTAGCAAATGCCAATAATGGCTCGTAATCGCCACGATCCGCCTCGCGCAGCGCGGCAATATAGCGTTTGCGGATTTCATCGGGCTTGGTGAGATCGCTATTGCCGCCCCATGTAAGCTTCTCGCCACCGTATTTGGCAACGATAACATCCGCACATAAACGTGCGTGCCTGCCGTTACCGTTGGGGAATAGGTGAATCTTCACTAAGCGGTGGTGGAAAATAATTGCCAGATCAGTGATGGGATAGGTTTTATGTTCCAGCCAGTATTTGGCATCGCCTAGCAATTGGTGAAGTTCGGTGGGAACCTGATATGCCTCTACACCGATATTTTTGTTGGTTTTGCGGTATGTGCCAGCCCATTTCCAAACATGGCCGTACATACGCTTATGCAGGTTCAGGATAAATTTCTCGGTAAAAATATCCAGCTTGGCGAGGACGGATTTTTGCATGACCCATTTGCGAGCCTCCAGGATGTTTTCCTGCTCGAAAGCGTCAAGGTCTTCACGGCTTACAATGCTGGGGATCAGGTCGCACTTTTCGTCTTCATCCAGTGGGGTTTGGCCTTCTATGTAGTGATATTGCACCATTTAGTCCCATAGTTTTGAGTTAGGATTTTTAGCTAAATCGTCAGCCATCTCTTTTGTTTTGGCATCGACATTACCTACACCCTGCGCCTCAAGCTGCATGGTGTGGTCAACGTCTCTGACAAGCTCGCTGGCTTTTTTTATCGCCTGCTTCCTGATGGTAGCTTCCAAACTGCCTTCATTGGGAATCAGCGCATAAACCACGCGGCAATCGAGTGCTTCAGCTGCTTTGCGGAGGGATTTTAAGGTGATGGAATCATCAGCCTCATTGGTTTCCAGCCGTGCGGTGGATTGCTGGGTGATGCCGATGCGTTCTGCCAGCTGGCGCACGCTCATGCCTAAAGATTTACGGATAGCCGCAATCCAGCCGTCACTTGGACGGTCACACACGCGTATTTCCGCGATATGGCGGTCTAACGTCTGTATTTGCAGGTGTTTCAGTTTATCACTCATTTTACAGCCTATATTCTGTTTCTAAGAGTCAATATAACAGAATAAAAGCTGTAAGTAAATAACAATATTACAGAATATAAGGTGTAACCAATGAGTTTTGAAGAAATCCAGTTTCCTACCGATATCAGCTACGGCGCAACTGGTGGGCCAATGTTTATGACCGATGTAGTGGCAACCGTTTCGGGCTATGAGCAGCGGAACAGCAAATGGAGCCAGTCCCGCGCTAAGTACAACGTAGCATCCGGCATTAAAACCGAAAGCCAGTGGGCGGCGTTGATTGCCTTTTTCCGTGCGCGGCGTGGTAAGGCAGTGGGCTTCCGATTCAAGGATTGGAGCGATTATAAGGCTGAAAACGTTCAAATTGGCGTTGGCGATGATAGCACCACTGAGTTTCAGTTAGTAAAGCTCTATTCCAGCGGCTCTGTCGCCGTCTCCCGTGATATTACCAAACCGGTGGCAGGTACGGTTGATGTTTACGTGGATGCGGTGCTGCAAAGTAGTGGCGTGAGCGTGGATACGACCACAGGCATTGTCACATTTGATACCGCCCCTGCAGATGGCGACATTGTTTCTGCTGATTTTGAGTTCGATGTACCGGTGCACTTTGATACCGATGAGATGTCGATTTCTATGGATAGCTTTGACGCTGGCAACTGGAGCAGCATTCCTCTGATTGAGGTGCGCGTATGAGAGTCATATCCCCACAATTAGAAACGCATTTTGCCAGTGGTTTAACCACTCTTGCCACCTGCTGGAAAATTATCCGCAGCGATGGTATGGAGTTTGGTTTTACCGATCATGACGAGCCGATCACTTTTGATAGCTTGGATTATGACTCCATTGCAGGATTCACGCCCACTACGGTGGAGAGCAAATCCAATATGAGCGTGGATAATCTTGATGTGGAAGGGCAGACCTTTCCATCAAAGATTACCGAGGAAGAATTGCTGGCTGGGCTATACGACTTTGCCGAGATTGAGATCTTCATCGTTAATTATGAAGACCTGACTCAGGGCAAGATGGTGGTCAAGCGTGGTAGCCTTGGCGAGGTCACCATTAACCAGCAAATGTTTCAGGCGGAAGTGCGTGGGCTGACGCAGCATCTGTCGCAAACCATCGGTCAGGTTTTCTCCCCATCCTGCCGCGCCATATTGGGCGATAGCAAATGCAAGGTGGCGTTGGCTGGTTTTACGGTTGCTGCCACAGTCACGGAAGTCATCAACAATCAGACCTTCAAGGCAAGCACGCTTAGCCAAGCAGCTGGCTGGTTCACCGGTGGTGAAGTTCAGTGGTCATCGGGCAATAATGATGGGCGGCGCATGGAAGTGAAGGAATTTGCCTCCACGCAGGTGGTGCTGGCACTGCCTATGGGTAAATCAATTCAGGTGGGCGACACGCTGGATATCATTGCAGGCTGCGATAAAACCCGCGAAACCTGCCAGAGCAAATTCAGCAACATCATTAATTTTCGCGGTGAACCGGATGTTCCTGGCGTTGATAAACTTCTAACCACCGCAGGAACCTTAAACAAGACAGGTAGAAATGGCTAATATCACATCAGAGCAGATCGTAGCGCAGGCCAGAACGTGGCTTGGCACGCATTATCACCATCAGGGCAGATTAAAGAAATCAATTCGCGGTCCGGGTGGTGTGGATTGCATCGGGCTGATTATTGGCCTCATCGATGAGCTTGGTATTCAGGACGGTGAAGGCAATTCGCTCGTTGCGGCAGATGAAACCAATTACTCCATGTATCCAGAGCAAGGGCGGTTGGTCAAATCCATCCAGCAGCATTTACGCGAAGTGCCGATAGAGAAAATGGCGGTCGGCGATATCCTGCTGTTCAAAACGTTCCGCGATCCGCAGCATGTTGGGTTGCTTACGCAATATCCGGGTGGTGGCCCAGGACTGATTCATTGTAATTCAAGCGCAGGCATGGTGGTCGAACAGCCATTTTCCATGGCATGGGTAAAAATGCTGACCCACGCTTACCGCTTTAAAAAGAAACAACTCAAATCGATTAAGTAGCAATTATGGCTGATATTGTTTTACCCGTAGTCGGAGGCGCGGTGGGCTTTGTGCTGGGCGGCCCCAGCGGTGCGATTCTTGGTGCAAACCTTGGTGGCATGGCGGCTGGCGCGTTCTTTCCTAAGAACCACCGCGTCAAACTGCCAACTCAGGAAGGCCCACGGCTGGCTGACCTTCGGGCGCAGACTTCGACTTACGGCAATGTCGTGCCACGCATATTCGGCACTATGCGTATTGCCGGAAATGTTATCTGGTCAACCGATATCAAGGAGGTGAAAACCGAAAAAACCAGCACACAAACCTCATCAGGCGGTGGTAAAGGCGGCGGTGGCGGAAAAACCACGACCAGCCAGACCACCGTGACATACGAATATTTCGTGACGCTGGCAATTGCTATTTGTGAAGGGCCAATTGATGAAGTAATCCGCGTTTGGGCAGATAGCAAAGTGCTGACCGAGGATGTGCTTTCCTCCGCGCAGGGTAAATATAACGTCCATCTTGGCACCGAAGACCAGATGGTTGACGACATCATGGCAAAATATCTGGCGGCTGGCACGATTCCGGCTTATCGCGGCATGTCCTACGTGGTGATTGAGGATTTCCCGCTGGCTGAATACGGCAACCGTATTCCCAATTTTACCTTTGAGGTACGCCGTGCCGTGAAATTCACTCCAAGCGTGGAGGATAAAATCACCGATATGGTGATGATTCCAGGCGCAGGCGAAATGGTATATGGCACGAATGTGCAGACCAAGCAGGATGGTTATTTCCCTGTCGGCGGTGGGTTTACCCCATCTGGCGATAAGAAATTCATCAACATGCATAATTACGAAGGCGAAGCCGACGCGCTGGTTGCCATTGACCAGATGCAAAAAACCCTGCCGAATCTGGAATGGGTAGCGGTGGTGGTGACGTGGTTCGCTACCAGCCTTGATGCCGGTGCGTGCGAAATTATCCCGAAGGTGGAATTTCAAGGCACAACGCAAGTGTTGCCTGCGGATTGGAATGTAGCTGGCATTAACCGTGCATCTGCCGAAGTGGTGTTGAAATTTGACCCTGAAACGCCAACCTATGGCGGCACGCCTTCCGATCATACGGTGGTGCAGATTGTCGATGAGCTAAAAAGCCGTGGGCTGAATGTAATGCTCTATCCGATGGTGTTTGTCGATACCATCACTCCCATACCAAAGCCATGGCGTGGACGGATTGAGCCTGCCAATGCTACCGATGCTGCGAGCTGGTTCACCAAAACCAACGGCTATAATGCGTTCATCACCCATTACGCCAATCTGGTGAAAAATAAAGCGGATGCTTTTGTTATCGGTTCGGAGTTGATCGGCATGACCGGCTTTACCGATATAGCTGGAAGCTATCCGGCAGTTTCGCATTTGGTGAGTCTGGCGGCGACGGTCAAAGGTATTATGGGTGGCAGCACACAGATTACCTACGCGGCAGATTGGAGCGAATATCACAGCGTGGGAGGCTGGTTTAATCTTGATCCGCTCTGGGCATCGGCAAATATCGACTTTGTGGGGATTGATAGCTATTTTCCATTAACGCCAGATCTCCCACAGATTCAGATTACCGAAGAGCTGATTGCTGAATATTGGGAAAAAGGCGAAGGCTGGGATTACTACTTTGCCGATTCGGTTGCGCGTACAGGGCAAACCAGCTATGGCGGTGATCCTACCTATGCTTGGAAGAATCTGGAATATTGGTGGAAAAATACCCACACAAACCCAGATACAAACACCACCGCATGGACAGCCAAAATGAAGCCGGTGTGGTTTACCGAGTTCGGCTTTCCATCCGTGGATGGCTGCACCAACCAGCCCAATGTGTTTTATGACCCCACCAGTTCGGAGAGCTTCTTTCCGCGTGGATCAAAAGGGTGCATTGATTTTCAGGCGCAGCGCGAAGCACTCAATGCCACACTGGATTATCTGGAAGCACGCGAGCAAGAATCTGGCAATAGCGGTCTTGTTGCACGACGTTTCATCTGGACATGGGATGCACGGCCATTCTCCTTCTGGCCTGACTTGGAGGGCGTATGGCAGGATTCTATCCTGTGGGCGACTGGTCACTGGGTGCAAGGCAAGCTGGGTAATTCCACGCTTGGCGCGATAGTGGCGGAGTTGTTGCAGGCGGCTGGTCTTTCGGCCAGTGATTATGATGTTTCGCGCCTGACCGATACGGTGGAAGGGTTTATTCTCGATGCTCCCATCACCGTGCGGAATGCGCTGGCGTGTCAATACGCATTTAAAACTGACCCACTATATGCGTGCAAATTTGACCCACCTTTAGTTCTGGTTTGAGGATTGTATTTGTTACATATTGGATTGAG